CGGCTTCGGCTTCGTCTCGGGGAACTCGACGTGCATCCACGCCCAGGCGCCCTCGTGATCGCAGGGGACCAAGAACTCGACCAGGGCGAGGGTGCCCCCGCCGGCCTTCTGCTCGTTGTTGAAGAACACCCCCTTCTCGAGATCGACGGCCATCGAGCCGTTGTTGCCCCAGCGGAGGATCTTCGCCGTGGAGAGGCGGGGGTTGGGCTCGCCCAGCAGGCGCCGGGCGACGGGCTCCATCAGAGCGCGGAGGTCGATGTCACGGGGTGGGTTGGGCACGACCCCCCTCCGGGCGACCTCCTAGCTGGAACAGCTCCGGCTGCTGGTCTCCGTGGCAGATGAACACCCTGTCGCCCACCGCGTCAGCCACCAGGGCGATGTCGACGACGCGGCCCATGCTGCGGTTCAGGGTGGGCAGCGGCCCGAACACCGGGAAGGCGTCTTCGTGCTGGTTGAACCATGCCTGTAGCTTGGGGAAGTCGATCAGGTGGCAGATCAGCCCGTCGTCGGGCTGCTGAAAGCAGTAGAGCAGATAGTCGGCCACGCAGTAGCGCATCCAGCCGGGGCTCTCGCGACCAGGGACGGTGCAGGAGTGGGTCTCCAGCGAGAACGCCGTGTAGGGTCGCCCTGACTTCGGCCAGCGGACGATCTTCTCCTCGATGGCAACCGCCGCGCCGTCGCGCCCCTGCACGATGGTGTCGACGGCCTTGCGCTGCAGGGCGCGGGCGAGGCGCCCCTTGTCGAGGAAGACGTAGCGGCCCTCGACCGTGTACCTGCCGTAGAACTGCGGGGCCAAGCGGCAGTCGCGCATCCGCTTGGCGAACGCATCATCGCGGTCGAAGTCGTTCATCGGGCCAGGCCGGCGGCGCCGATGAAACTGGCCTCGGCGCGATCGACATCGCACTTGCGGGCGAACAGGCTGGCGTGGGCTGGCCAGCGGGCGATGGCCCGGCCGCGCGCGATGTCCTTGTTCTCCTTGCCGGGCGGGACGCCGGCGAACCGCTTCCATGTCGGCGGCGTCACGAAGACGATCGGGAGGTCGAAGGCCCCGGCGATACCCTCGATCACGCCGCGGGCGCGACCGAAGGCGAAGGCGGCAACCTTGGCGTCGGTGGGGCGGGCGCCGACGAACTCGCAGAAAATGTGGCCGGCGTGTGACTTAGCGATGATCTCGGCAAGCAACGGCGCGTTGGTGGCGACCCTGCCGTTCGGCTCAGGCAGCGACGGCATATCGACCACTTCCAGTAGCTCACCCGCGCTACTCAGTATTGCGACCGCGCCGTGGGCGCCTGGATCAATACCGAGAACAACAGGCGCCATCGGTGATCAAGTCCCGTCTCTAAACGTACTCCCTTGACAAGCCGCGCTTGACAAGGAACTTAAGCGTCAGCCGACTGCGTCGGTCGTCTCGGGGGGAGGCGCGTCGTACAGGTCGGGGCGGAGCCGCCAAGGGGGAATGCCAGTGACATCCGAGAGTTGGCGCACCCACTCAGCGGGGACGGCGCGCCACCCAGCTATCGCCTGGCGGGAGATACCCAGGCTCTTGGCGATCTCAGCGAGGTTGTGGTCGCGGTTGTGCAGCACGGCGATGGCATCGCGGGCGATGTCAGGGGGGGTGCCTACGCGCTTCGCCATAGCGACTTCGACCTCGAACGCGCCAACCCTCCGGGCACTGTCGCGCCACTTACATATTGCGTCAAGTTGGGCCTGACCTTTGAAGAAGACCACCATCGGCGAGCGCATCGCCATCGCCCGCGACAAGTACGGGCTGAGCCAAGCGCAACTGGGCGCGACGCTGGGCGTCACCCGCGCGGCGATCAGCCAGTACGAGCAGAACAAGATCACGCCCCGGCCCAAGGTGATCGACCGGCTGGCGGAACTGTTCAACGCCGACCCGGAGTGGTTCGACCGGGGTCGCGGCAAGGCGCCCGATCCGCTGGACGTGCCTGTGAACATCCTCGAGATCAACGTGGAGCGCCTGACCTCGAAGATCACCGACGTGCGCGACCTCCGCAACGGGCGCCGCTGGCGGCTGCCGACCGACGCGCTCACCCAGGTCGAGATGAACCAAGTGGTCGCGATCCTGGCCCCGAACGACGCCGGGCCGATCCAGTCTGGTGACAGGGTTTTGATCGACACCCGGCGCTGCGAGGGCGACGGCGTCTTCCTGCTGATCGATGAGCAGGGTGCGTCACTGCGCGACTGGTTCGATGGCTTCCCTGAGGACGCGCGGGTCGTGGGGCGCGCCGTCGCCTATCTGCGGGCGCTCTAAACCCACAGTCGTGCTCAGGGTTTTGCCCCAGGAGCTTGTCAATTTACGCTTGACCGCCCCATCAACCCAGACTTACGGTTCGCGTCAAGTCTTGGGGAGTTGAGCCCGTGCCCGAAGCCTCTCAAAGCAAGATCGCCCACATCCAAAGATGGACCGACCACGTCGTTCGGCGGGCCGCCATCGAGATCGGGCGGCTTGGCGGCGAAGACGCCGTCAGCGGCTACCTGACCAACACCGTCTGCAACGTCCTCGGCGTCGCGATCGTCGAGCAGGGGCCTGAGCGCGCCTGCGAGTTGATGGCGGCGGGCCTGATCACCGCCGAGAACTTTGAAGAGCATCCAGGGTGCTGACGTGGGCGAGCCGCTCGGCAACGCCGGCACGCCTGAAGAGCGCCGAACCGGCATAGGCGGCTCCGAGGCCGCCGCCGCCCTCGGCCTCTCGCCCTGGCAGTCGCCGTTCGATCTCTGGGAGCAGAAGCGCGGGCTGGCGCCGCCGGTCGAGCAGAACGAGCCGATGCTCTGGGGCCAGCTGCTCGAGGACACCATCCGGCGCGAGTACGCCCGCCGCACCGGCTACGACGTGCGTCCGGTCAAGGAGATGATCCGCCACCCCGAGCACCCCTGGATGTTCGCCCATATCGACGGCGAGATCGGCCCGCTGCGGAACATGATCCTTGAGGTGAAGACGACGCGGGACTCGCGCGGCTGGGGCGAGCCGGGCACCGACGAGATCCCACAGCACTACCTCGTCCAGACTCACCACTACATGGCCTGCACCACGGCCGAGGTCTGCCATGTCGCCGTGCTGATCGGCGGCCAGGACTTCCGGCTCTATCAGGTCGACCGCGACGCCGAGATCCAGCAGCGGGTGATCGAAGGCGAGGCCGAGTTCTGGGAGTGGGTGAAGCAGGGCGTGCCGCCGCCGCCATCGACCCTGGAGGACGCGATGCGCCGCTGGGGCCGGTTCGACGCCAGGGGCTACAAGGTGGCCGGGCCTGAAGAGATCGACGCGGTGGCGGTGCTGCGCGCAGCCCACCAGCAGAAAGCCGTCCTCGAGGAACTCGAGGAGCGCGCCAAGCTCGTCGTCATGTCGGCGATGGGCGAAACCGGCCAGAGCCTCGTCCATCCCGATGGCGAGCTGCTGGTGACGTGGAAGCTCGACAACGGGCGCAAGGGCTACAGCGTCGCCCCGCGCGAGCCGTCCCGGCGCCTGCTGGTCAAATATCTGGAAGAGGCAGCCTGACCATGTCTGAAGAACACGCCCTCGTCGCCAACCCGTTCGGCGCCGCCAACGAGGTGGCTGTCCAGCAGCAGCGCGAGGCCGCCACCGAGGTGGCTGTCCAGCGCGAGCTTGCCGAGGTGCAGGGCGCCGTGCTGATGGCGCGCCGCTTCCCGCGCAACCCGATCGCGGCGATGGATCGGATCCTCCAGGCCTGCACCAGGCCCTCGCTCGCCCAGGCCGCGCTCTACAGCTACTCGCGCGGCGGCACGGAGATCACCGGCCCGTCGATCCGCCTGGCCGAGGTGCTGGCGCAGAACTGGGGCAACCTCTCCTTCGGCATGCGCGAGGTCGAGCAGCGCTCGTTCGCTGGCCGCCCCGGCGAGAGCACGATGGTCTCCTACTGCTGGGACCTTGAGACGAACGTGCGCGATGAGCGCGTCTTTCAGGTCAAGCACCAGCGCGACACGCGCAGCGGCTCGACCCGGCTCACCGACAGCCGCGACATCTACGAAGCGACCGCCAACCAGAGCGCCCGCCGCCTGCGCGCCTGCATCCTGGCGGTGATCCCCGGCGATGTGGTGGAGCGGGCGGTGGAGCAGTGCGAGGCGACGCTGCTCGCCAAGGCTGACACCTCGCCGGAGTCGGTGATGAAGCTGGTCGGGGCGTTCGAGCAGTTCGGCGTCACCAGGGAGATGATCGAGGCCCGCATCCAGCGCCGCATCGACACCATCCGCCCGGCCCAGATCGTGCAGCTCCGCAAGACCTGGGCGAGCCTGAACGACGGCATGAGCGTGGCGAGCGACTGGTTCCCGAAGCCGCCGCCGGCCGAGGGCGAGGCCGAGGCCGAGCCGCAGGCGAAGGGCAACGAGGGCCTGAAGGCGAAGCTGCGCCCCCAGGCCAGCACTGCCCGAAGTGCGGGGCAGGACAAGCCTACGTCGGACTCTGCGACGCCTGCGTCGCCACCTTCGCTGGAGCCGCCGGCCTCTGGCCACCCAGCGCCCTCCGCGCCGTCGAGCGGTGGCGAACTGGACCTGGGCAACGACCAGGTCACCCAACAACGCGAGCCGGGTGAGGACGGCTGATGGACCCGCGCCGCTTCGCGGGCGTCCGCTCAGTCTCGGTCGAGGCGCTCATCGACGCCAGCAAGGGGACCCGGCGGCCCACCTTCCTGGCGTGGCTGCGTCGGCTCCTGGGGTGGCGCTGATGCCGACCCTGAACGCCAGCATCCGCGACATCCCGCGGCCGCCCGGCGCCGACCAGCTGCCGATCGATGAGCGCGGCTTCCCAGTGCCGTGGTTCGTGGACTGGGGGCCGACCGGCGACAAGCCCGACCACCGGATGATCGATGGCCGCAAGTTCGCCCGCGCCATCCGCACGGAGCGCTGCTGGGTCTGCGGCGGGCGCCTGGGGCGCATGAAGGCCTCGGTGATCGGCCCGATGTGCGCCATCAACCGGATCACCTCGGAGCCGCCCTGCCACCCGATGTGCGCCCGCTACGCGGTGCGGGCCTGCCCGTTCCTGTCGAAGCCCCGCGCCCGGCGCAACGAGAAGGGTCTGCCGGAGGACCGCCGCGAGGCCGCCGGGATCGCGCTCGACCGCAACCCCGGCGTCTTGGTGGTCTGGGAGAGCCTGCACCCGTCGAAGCCGTTCAGCCCGCTGCGCGGCGCGCAAGGCACGCTGTTCGACCTCGGCGCGCCGCACCGCGTCACCTGGTGGTGCGAGGGGCGCCCGGCGACGAACGCCGAGGTGGTGGCGTCGCTCGAGACGGGCCTGCCGGCGCTGCTCAAGGTCGCCCAGCAGGAGGGTCCCGAGGCGGTCAAGGAACTGGCCGAGTTCATCGTGCGGGCGCAGCCGCTCCTCCCAGAGGCGGCGTCGGCATGAGCGCCGGCCACCACCTCCAGCCCGTGACGACGTGGGTGATCTACGACCACCCGCGCGACTACCCGCGCGAGTTCGTCGCCCGCAAGTGGGTCGGCAACGAGGCGACGCCCGAAGTGATCTGCGCCAACTCGGTCGGCGCGCTGCGCGACGCGCTCCAGCACAAGGGGCTGAGCCGTCTGGCGCGGCATAGCAGCGACGACCCGATCATCGTGGAGACGTGGCTGTGACCGACCTGAAGCTTCCGCCGGTCACCCACGTCTACGTGGGCTACAAGCTGAAGCGGCTCAGCGAGGTGACGCTCGAGGAGGCGCGCGGCGTGATCACTGAACTGGTCGATAAGCTGGACGCCGCCGAGCGGGAGATCACCGACCTGAAGAAGACGCGGCGCAAGCGGCGACCCGTGGAGACCCAGTAAAATGGTCACCGATCCAGCGTGTGAAGACCTCGCCGAACTGAGCATCGACGGCCGGCGCGGGTGGCTGATCTGGAAGGGCTACACGACCGCCCAACTGGACGTGCTGCGGGGCCGGCTGGCCGAGCGCATCCAAGAGGCGATCGATGACTGGTTCGCGCAGCTGAACGCCGAGATCGACGCGAAGGGGGCCCCGAAAGGAGAGGGTCATGGAGACCGAGAAGATCACCATTAGCCGCGAAGAGGCGCACGACCTCTTCCTCAAGTACAAGGCGCACCAGCACTACTCGACGCCCGTCGATCTTGATATCCAGCGCGCCTACGACGCCGTCGCCAAGGGCAAGGTGCTGATCCGCGCCATCGCCAGCATCGCCGCCGCCGGCCTCGGCGACGACGGCCTGCCGAAGCTGGCGATCTGCCGGGCCGCCACCGACCAGGGCAAGCTCATCGAGCAGTGCAGCCTCTACCTGAAGAGCGACGGCGGCGCCCGGTTCTCGACCACGCCGTGGACCCAGGACCGCAACTGGCGCACCTACGTCGACATCCCCGCCGGAAGCTTCCCGGCGACCGACAAGCGTTTCCGCCACTGGGTCGCCCAGGTCCCGCTGGTGCCGGTCCATCTGCGGCCCCAGCCGCGCAAGGGCAACCCGCTGGGCGCGCTCGCCAACTACCATGTGCTTTGGGAGGCGGAGTGGACACGGGTCGTGCCGCGCGACCCGATGCTGCTCCGCCAGGTGGGCCGGGGCGACCTGTGGATCGTCTGCGCGGCCTGGGACCTCACCGAGGTCGAGCGCGCCGTCCTGGCGGGGCGGCTGTGAGCATGGGCGCCAGCGCCATGACGACGAAGGCCAGTCTGCTCTCGAGCAGTCAGATCCCCGAGCAGTACACCGACCACAGCACCGGCAAGCCGCGCATCTCCTATCGGCTGAGGTGCGGCATCGACGCCTGCGGCAACGTCGGGGAGTGGGCCAGCCCTGACGGTGGTTGGACGAAGCCGCATCGGGTGCTGGAGCATTTCCGGCGGCGCGGCTGGGGGATCGGCCGCGACCGGGCCGCCGACTGGTGCCCGGCGTGCCTGATGGCCAAGCGCGAGGCGGCCAAGCTGAAGCCGCCACCGCAGTTGAGGATGCTGGCCAACTTCCCGCCGGTCAGCAAACCGCTCGCGAAGAGGCGCCTCTCGGCGCACACCCCAGCGCCTCTGCCGCCGCGCGTGCCTGGCAGGCCTCTCCGGGCGACCATGACCCGCGGCTTCACGGTCATCTACAACGCCAAAACCGCAGCCGAGCACTACCTGACCCAGATGGGTGTCGCGTCGCCGGAGGAGGGCCGGGACTTCCGCCTCATCGAGCAGGCGGACGGCTGGGGTTGGGATCGCATCCCCCAGGAGGAGCAGCCCATGACACCGAACAACGGCAACGGCGCCGCACCGCCGGCGGCGGCCGCGACGCTTCTTGACGAGATCATCGAAGACATCGCCAGAGACATCGGCGTCGTCCATGCCGAGCCGCCGTCGCAGGCGACGCGCGAGCAGCGCCAGGAGGTGCGCGAATTTATCGAGCGCAACTACGACGAGGACGCCCAGCGCTGGCGCGGCGATCTCAGCGACCGGAAAGCCGGCGAGCAACTGGACAAGCCGCGCATCTGGATCACCGAGGGGCGCGAGATGGGCGGCTACGGCCCGGATCGGAACGAGGTGCAGGCGCAGGCGGCGGAGGCCGAGGCGCGGCTGTCGAAGCGAGTGGCCGATCTCGAAGGCTCAGTCCGAGACCTCGTCGCGATGGTAGCGAGGGATGTCGGCCTGATCCGCGCCGACCTCGCGAAGCTGCGCCGATGAGCGAGCGCACTGAGCAGCGGATGACCAAGGCCGAGCGCGACGACCTGGTGCGGCTGATCAAGCAGCGCGAGCGGGTCGCCAAGACGGCGGCCGAGCAGCGTTCGGCGGCGATGCTGGCCGAGTTCGAGCGGCAGGTCTCGGCGCTGCACAACTACGCCACCGACGAGGTCTGGAGCGCCGCAGCCCAGGCCGCGTCCGACGCGGCGAGGAAGTGCAACGCGGAGATCGCCGCCCGCGCCAAGGAGCTTGGCATCCCCGACGAGTTCGCGCCGAAGCTCGCCTTCAGCTGGGCCCGCCGCGGCGAGAACGAATACGAGGGTCGCCGCAACGAGCTGCGTCGCGTGGCCAAAGCCGAGATCGAGACGATCGAGAAGCTGGCGCGGGTGCAGATCGAGGCGCAGTCGGTCGAGGCCCAGACCCAGATCATCGCGCACGGGCTGACCAGCGACGCCGCCATCGCCTTCCTGCAGAGCATGCCCGCCATCGAGGCGCTGATGCCGCCGCTCGATGTCGCGGCGATCCAGGCGAAGATCGCCGAGAACGCGCGGGAGCGGGGCTTCAGGCCGCGCCTGCTGACCGATGACTGAGGAGGAGAAGAAGGCGGCCCTGCAGCCCGGCGACATCGTCCGGGTGAGCAGCGACGCCGCCGCCGCCGCCGATCCTGGCATCCAGTACTTCGGCGCGCTCTGCGTCGTGCACGAGATCAGGGGCTGGGGCGTCCTGGCCGCGATCCCGGTGCCGTGGGCCGAGAAGCACGCCATCATCCCGGTGCGGCTGACCTGGGAGGACTTCGACCTGACCGGCGGCCGCATCCCCTGGGGACCAGAATGACCAAGATCACCGCACCCTGGGACGACGCCACCGTCGCCGGCCTGAACCGCTGGCAGGCGAGCGGCTGGGTCCACGCCTTCACCTGTGGCGGCGAGCGCAGCGACCTTGCCCACAAGACCTACGCGATCGAGCACCACCAACGTGACTTTGGCATCTTGGTCGCCACCTCGGAGGGTTGGCTCTGCCCGGTCTGCAGCTACCAGCAGGACTGGGCGCACGACTTCATGGTCAACCAACCCATCGACCCGCACACCTTCCTTCCCAGGGACACGCCATGAGGTTCCGCGAGCACGGCAACGGCAAGCCCGTCCTCACGCTGAAGGACCGCGCCGCCCTGGTGGCCTACCTGAAGGAGCAGTTCGCGCCCTGGCCCGACCTCGACCGCATCGACCCGGCCAAGGTCAGGACCGAGCCCTTGGGCGTCTTCGGCAAGAACCAGCCGCCGGGCTGGAACGGCAAGGTCTTCTTGGTGACGCTGCCAGAGTACGGGGTGGTCGGATATGCCGACGAGCCGCTCTGAACCCTCGCCCTATCAGAACATCATCGTCGGGCCGCCGGCCGAGCGCACCCAGCCGGCCGAGGTCGCCTGCAACGGCTGCACCCTCTGCTGCCGGTCGGGCGAGCTGATCCTCGTCACCGAGGACGACCCCGACTATCCCTACGACACCCGCGAGATCGTGGCCGGCGACCGCACCTTCCGGGCGCTGGCGGTGAAGGCGGACGGCTCGTGCGTCTACGTCACCAAGAACGGCTGCGCGATCCACGGCCACGCGCCGCTGACCTGCCAGGTCTTCGACTGCGGAGGCCTCTACGCCAGCAAGACCCGCGCCCAGCGCCGCGCCACCGTCGCCGCCGCCGGCCGCTCCGTCGAGGGCCGGGCCTACGTCAACGCGCTCTTCACCAGGGGGCGCGAGGTCTATCGGGAGCGCCAGCGCCATGCCTCCATATCGCCACCACCGACGTAAACGCACGCTCGCCGACTACGGGCTGCTGATCGTCGGCTTCGCCTTCCTCGTCTTCTGCGGGTGGGGCGCCTATCTGCTGGCCTACGCCCTGGCGCGCTGATGGCTGAGGTCATCCGCCTCTGGAAGGCCAACCGGATCAGCTTGGCGGACGCCGCTGGCCGACTGTGCGCCCTGGGCGTCCACCCTGAACGCTGCTTCGCCGTCTTGGAGCGCATCTGATGACCCGCGAGCAGGAATACCTCGGGCAGGGGTACGCGCTGCTGCTGAAGGCGTTGGCCGCCGGCCTGCCGTGCGTGCTGCACGCCGACATCGACGCCGGGCGCTGGCATCCCGATGTCCGCGTGACGCTCTACCTGGCGAACGTCGCCTTCAACACCGCCGAGATGCTCGCCGAGGGCATCAACCCGTTCGCGCCGTTGGGGCCCGGCGAGAAGTCCTGGGCCACCCCCGAGGGGCGCGAAGCGATGCGGGCGAAGGCGCGCCGATGAACGACCCGGCCGACGAGCGGCTCATCAACGTCAGACAAACTCTGGTGGAGGCGCAGGCGTGGTTGAAGGGCGGAGGCCACGCCCCGCCGTCCGCCTACCGAGCGCGCCTCGTAGCCCTCGCGGACAAGGCGGCGAAGGCGATCGATGACTACTTCGCGCTGAAGGACTGGTTCGACCCTCGTTGAGCACGCCGGTCGCGGGTCAGCCGAAGCGGCCCCACCGGCTCTGGCCGACTCCGCCGACCAGGGGCGCATAGGCGCCTAGTGTTCCTCGGCCGGGCCCCGGTAGACCTTCTCCACCACGATGCCATGCGCGTCCGCGAGGTGGCGCGCGATCGCCTCGTCGTCGCCGACCTCGGGCCACTGCTCAAGCTCTGAGCCTTTCAGCCCGCGCTCCATGACGCAGAGCACACAGACCCACCGCGCCGTCATAGCTTGCCCTTGGTCAGATCGGCGTCGATCTGGTCGGCCAGGTCGCGAAGGATCTTGGGTAGCTGCAGGGTGGTCGGCCCATCGGCCTGGACGCTGAAGCCGCTGCCCCGGTTGCCTCCGAACACCACCACGATGACGCCGCGCGCCACCGCCGCGCTCCTGACGGCGGTGGCGAGGTCGTCGTACTTGCCGGGGCCGACCGCCATCAATGCACCGTCCGGTCGTCCGTCTTCGCGAACGGGCTGTTGGGCCTACCCTCCGGGTCGAGCGGCGGGATCACCAGCGCGATGCCCCGGCTGTGCGCGTCCCTGATCGCGGCCATCAGCGGCCGGAGGTCATCGATCGCCGCCGCCATCCTGGCCTTCTGGCGGTGCGACTCCAGCACCTCGCCGTCGCGCTGGACGAGCATGCGGTAGAGGACCACCTGGCCCCAGCACGCCACCAAACCAAGGAAGCCGAGGCCGACGATCTGCAGCATGTCGCGCACCACCCAGGGCCCGCGCCCGACCCAGGTCGCCAGGAGATGCGCCAGCGTCAGGGCGCCGATGCCCGAGGTCAGCACGATGATGGGCCGACGCAGCACCCGGTGAGCGCGGTTCTGGGTCGCCTCGAGCTGCGCCAGTGCTTCGACTATCTCGGGGTCGAGGTCGACGTGTGCTTCGTCAGCCATCGGGGGTCCCCATCTCCTTCCGCACGATCGCGGTGATGCAGGCCTCCTGCATGTGCTCCTTCACGGCGAAGCAGAGGTCCCTGGCGCCCACGTCGTCGTAGAGCGCCGCCTCGGCGATCAGCTTGCCCAGCTGCGTCGCGATCAGGAAGATCGGGCGTTCCTCTTGGGGTAGGTCGGTCATCGATAGGCGTCCTCTCCCTCCCAGAGCACCGGGAACGGCGTGCCGGGGTAGGCGCGGCGGAAGAGATGGGCGGCCGTGGCGGCTGCCGCAGGCAGGCCGGCGCCGAACATGAAGCCGCAGGTGAACGAGGCCCAGGTCGCGGCGTAGACCCCAGCGTCGCCGATCCCGGCGGCGTCGGCGCGGCGCAGCGCGGTGATCTCCTCGCGGTAGCGGTCCATCAGTTCTTCAGCGCGCATCAGCCGATCCCGTCGAGCGGGCGCGCTGCGCCCTGGCGATCTGTTCAGGCGTCGGGGTCGGGAACATCCGCGTCGTCTCGCCGTGGCGGCTGTAGGCGTCGAACTCGCGGGTGAGCGCCTCGACATCGACCGCGACGCCGGTGGTCGCTGGGCTGGCGTCACAACTGCAGCACATGGGCCGCCGGTAGGCGCCGAGGGTGTAGCAGATGGGCCCATCGACCACGACGCAGGGGGTCGTCTCGGACTGTCGGCGGGGGCAGCCGGTCACCGGGCGGGCCTGACGTGCTGTTCGTACATGACCGGGGTCAGCCGCTGGATCGTGTCGACCAACTGGTCGAGCAGTTGCTCGCGAACCGCATCCTGCTCAGCCGCATCGTCCGAGACGTGACCGGCCAGCCAGAGCGCGACCAACTGGGCCAGCACCGCGCCCTGCATATCGGGCGAGTAGCCACCGAGGCTGGGCCTGATCCGATGGAAGAGGTCGTCGGCCGCTCGCGCTCTGGCCTGGTCGTTCATTTGGGGTAGAGCTTGGACCCGCCGAAGGTCGCTGACAAGCCGCGCTTTACACCGCCTGGAGAGTCAGGGCGGTGCGGAACAAAGGGGGACGACGGCGGGACTCCCGGCGGGACTGTGGCGGGACTTTTGCTCCCACGGCGTCCTTTTTGTTCTTTTTTGTTCCCATCCGGGCTTGCGCTAAACGGGCGTCCTGCATAGGGAAACCGCTCTTTGCGGTCGTGGCGGAATTGGTAGACGCGCAGCGTTGAGGTGGCGACGCGCTACTCCCCTACCGCCTTGTTTTCATTGGTGTCAGCAGCGGTCGCCTTTTCTGCGGCGGGACCTTGGCGGGACTTTCTGGCGGCGGCGACCGCCTCCAGCCCCTTCAGCACGTCGTGCTTCAGCGCGTGCGCGTAGACCGTCGTCGACTTGATGTCGGCGTGGCCCAGCAGGTTCTGCACGCTTCTCAGGTTGCCGGTCTCCCGCAGCATCTGCATCGCCGCGTGGTGGCGCAGATCGTGGGTGCCCTTGGCGCCGCGCAGGCCTGCCGCCCGCACCGCCTTGCGGACTGCCCAGACAGCACTGCTGCGCTTCAGCGCCTTGATCCGCCCCCCCTTCAGCTGGCGGAACCAGACGGTGTCCAGGCCAGCGGCCAGGGCGCGGGACTTGCGGGCCGCCAGCATCGCCGCGTCGTCGGGCAGCAGCGGCAGCACCAGATCGTCGTCGGCCTTGCGGTCGCGCAGGGTGACCTGCTGGCGACCGACCTCGATGTCCTTCGGGTGGAAGAACATTTCCCCGACCCGCGCGCCGTAGCTCGCCTCGAACCGGGCGAAGTCGCGCCAGTGCTCGGGCAACTCGTCGTAGAAGGCCTCCATCGCGTCGTCGGCGAAGTCGCGCGCCTTGGGCTTGGGCGTCTTCATGCGCAGATCGCCCCACTTGATCGGCGGTGGCGACACGTCCAGCAGCGCGCAGGCGTGGTAGATCACCGGGCGGATCGTCTCGATGATATCGCGGTTGACCGTGGCGTTGGCCGGGACGTGGCCCCGGCCCTTGACCCCCGGCGGCTTCACCAGCTTGGCGCGGCGCTTCTGGATCGCCTCGGCGATGTTGGCGGTGCGCAGTTCCAAGACCAGCTTGTCCTTGCCGACCAACTCCACCGCCCTAGTCAGGCGCGACAGGCGGAAGTCCTCGTCATGCTCGCGGCCAAGCATCTGGCCCTTCAGCGTCCACCACTCGTTGGCGGCCTCGTGCAGGGTCTTGCCCTTGACCTTGGGCGCCCGCGCGGCAGTGGGCGGCGCCTCACCGCGTGCATGCCTCAGCGAGGCGGCTTCGCGGGCGGCAGCCTGGGCTGCTTCCGCTTTTCTCTGCGTCGCGAAGCCCGCAGGGCTAAGATATCGATGACCTTTGAGCCAGAAGTCGTAGTGGAACGTGTCGCGCTTCTTGAAGACGGACATGGGTCCTTTCCCTTCGTTGTTTTGGTGCGCTCGCTGTGCGCTAGGTAACTGCGAATATCGACCTCGGTGTAGCGGTAGGTGCCCGAGCCGATGATGACTGCTTGAATTTGTCCTGCTTCGCGCATCAGGCGCAAGGACCGCTCATCCACCCCGAGAAGTTTCGCCGCACCCTTGGCCGTCAGCAGCACGCCATCGGCGAATGCCGCGCGTAGCTTGGCCTCCGTCACGGCGCCCAGATCGGCTTCAGCGAGCATCCGGGCATTTGAGGACGCTTTACAGGGCTGTCAAGTTTCGCTTGTCTGTCGGGATGTCGCGCGCCACGTATCTGCAGCAGCTGGTCGAGCATCAGGGCGGCATCTGCCCGCTCTGCGGTGGCAGCCTGTACCTCGGCGGCCTGTCGGTCGATCACGTCTGGCCGCGCCGAGGCGCCGGGCGCGGGATGAAGTACAACCTCGTCGCCGCGCACCAGCGCTGCAACCATCGCAAGGGCGACCGCCTGCCGACCGGCTGCGAACTGGTCTGGCTGACGGCGGTGAACGCCCGCCTGGGCATCGAGCTTTGGCGGCAAGCCGACCGTGATCCTGCAGTGGCCCGAGAGGTCCGCGACCGGGTCCCGTTGCCGACCCTGGCCGACCGATGGCCGATCCCATGACCGACGACCACATCGGCCAGACGGAAGGCGAGTTCGCGGTCTGCCAGTTTTTCGCCGACGAGAGCTGCGAGTACGTTCGGCGGCGCGTCGGCGGGCTGGAGGCCGTCGAGGCGTTCAGGCACTACTGCACATCGGTCGGCGCCCGGCTGGGGACCACCATCCGGGTCATCCTGACGGACGGCGAGGACTTCATAAACGCCGAGTGGAAGTGGGCCGAGGGCGTCACCTACCTCGGCACGGCGACGCATCACCTGGGCAAGTTCAAGGAAGGGCGGGACGAATGACGCTGCTGCGGCACTGGCTGGACTTCCTCGAGCCGTTCGCGATCGGCGTGGCGATCGGCTGGGTGGTCTCGGCCTCGTGGCCTAGAAGGCGCCCCAGCGCAGCACGGGCACGCGGCTCTGGTAGACGATGGCGCGCTCCTGATAGGCCTCGTTGAAGGTCAGCCCGAGCAGATCGGCCACCCCCCTGATCTCGGCCATCGTGATGGCGTGGTAGAGCAGCGAGGCGCGTTCTTCCGGTGTGCGCCAGCGCGGCGGCGGCGACGCGGGCGGCAGCAGGCGCCCGTTGAACCTCACCGCTCCGTGGCTGCTGTCCATCCGCCGACGCTAGTTGCGCTTGACGGTTTTGGGAAGTCTCAGCTGTAAAGGAACGCCGCCCCGCCGAAGCCGCCGGGCGTGGCGGGATCGCCAGCCGGGTCGTTCCCCTCGCCGCCGACGCCGCTGGAGATCACGGCGCCCGCCACCGGCGCTCCAGGCGCGATCGGGCCGACGCCGCCTGCGTTGCCCGAGGTGTTCGAGGTGCCCCCCGAGGCGACGCCCGCCGCTCCGCCGCCGCCCGTGGTGGTCCCGCCGCCGCCAGGACCGGCGACCATGTTGGTGCCGATCGGATAGGAGCCGTTGACGATCGTCGACGCCACTGGGGTTCCGCCCGCGCTCCCCGATGGCGGGCCTGCAGCGGCGCCGCCGGCCGACAGGATCACCGTGAATGTCTGGCCCCAGTTGGCCGGGGTCAGCGCGAACACCCGCCGGCAGAGCGCGCCCGAGCCGCCCGCGCCGCCGGCTGGCGTGCGGTAGCCGCCGCCGCCCCCAGGACCGCCGACCTCGGCGGTGAGCGACGAGGGCCCAGGCGGACCTGCCGGGATGGTCTCGGTGAAGACGCCCGGCCCGGTCATGTAGGTGTGGGTGACCGGCGTGAAGCCGCCGCCACCCCCGCCGGCCGTCGCATCGATCAGCGTGCGCGCGGCGAAGCTCAAGAGAACGCCTTGATGAGGCTCGCGTACCAGGCGCCGGCCGCCGCGAGGTAGGTCGCCACCAGCAGATCGCGCGTTCCAGCCGCCGTCGACAGCACGCCCTTCACGCCGCCGGGCCACTTGAACGACGCGGGCCAGGTCATCGTGCGCCCGCCGCTGGCGTCCTGGGTGATGAACCAGTTGATGGTCTGCCCGTCGTTCGGGTTGCCGATGTTCGGGGCGACGGTGACGTTGGCGGTGAAGGTCGTCGTGAAGACGTTGCTGAGGTTGCAGTTCATCGACATCGCGGTGGGGCTGAAGGCGACCGGGACTGGCGTCGTCGCCGCCATCGCCTGCACGACCAGCTGGGTCACGACGTTGCCGATGAGCGACAGGTTGCCGGCCACCGACAGGTTGCCCCCGAGGGCGAGCGCCTCCGTGGCGGCGGAATAGATCATGCCCGGCGCGCCCGCGAACACGCCGCCATTGTTGAACTGGACCCAGCCGTTGGAGCCCGCCGGCGCAGCGGGGATGCTGTCGGCGAGCCGCGCCCCGTTGGTGGGATCGATGACGATGGCGGTCGCCGCGCCCTTCGGGATCACCGCGACGGCGCCGCCGCTGGCCGAACTGAAGCCGACCGTGAACGCGCCGCCGGTGTTGTCGTCCACGAAGAAGAACCGCGCGCCGCCGGCCGGCAGCGCGTAGGTGACATTGCCGGTCGGCGTGCCGGTGATCACCAGGTTGGCGCACTGGAGCTGCGGCAGGGTGAGCGCCTGGACGCCCGAGAGGCCGTTGGCGTTGAGGGTCGCGAGGCCGCCGAACGCGGTGTCGAGCGCCGTCGAGTTCGCGTTGACCGGCACGTCCCAGGTTCCGACATCGCTGCCGTTGGTCGGGGTGACGAGCTGAAGGTTCGGAGTCGCCATCAGAGGCCTCGCTGAGCGACGCGCAGCGCTTGGGCTACCGTATCATCGGAAAGACCGAGGAGGGGCCTGGTGGACGCCTGCGCGGCCTTCTGGGCCCCTTCCGCGCGCTTCATCAGATGCTGGGTGAGATCGAGGACCACGCCGCCCGCCGCGTGCGGGCGCCGGTACTTCCCTTTGAAGAACCGCTGGGTGCCGATCATCTGGCCGCTGCCGTCGTCCCAGGACGGTGGCGGACGCCCGAGCTTCGCCTGCAGGTCGGGCGCGTAGTAGCTGTCGGAGCCGCCGGTCGGGTCTTCCTTGCCGGCCAGGATCGGCGCGATGGCGGCCAGGATCCGGTTGTAGCGGGGCGACCCTGGCTGGAGGCTGGTGTAGTTGCGGTTGCCGTAGGCGTTGAACTGGGGAATGCCGTTCCTGCCCGGCTCAGAGGCGACATCCGAAAGCGAGTGACCGCCCTCGAGCGCACGGTTGCGCATCACGGCGGCGATCGCAGCCCAACTTTCAGGCGTGGGGTCGCCCTCGGCAGCGGCCATGCGGACGACGGCGTCGATGTCGGTGGGGTTGGCGGCGGGCGCCTTGCCCATGTCGGCG